TATCGTTGCTTCCAGCGCTTTGGGCCAGACGAAGTGTTCTTCCGTGTAACTGGTGTACCAGATCCTCAGGTTATGGACCGAGGCGACCCAGATGAAAACTTTGATATTACCATTAACTACGATGTCTTGAACACAGATCCCAAGTCTCAAGAGGTTAAGCTAGCTCAAATGACTCAGCTTATACAACTGGACCGCAACGGACGAATAGACGTAGACAGATTGATTTCTGTTCTTGCGGGTTCGGTTGATCCTATACTTGCGGACTCTGTCCTTACACCTGTCGAAAATGCACAGCAACAAGTAGTTAAGGATGTAACCGATGACTTAACCAAGATACACGCTGGCATCGAAATGCCAGCACGTGCAAGCGGAGGACAGATTGCTATGCAAGTCCTTGAGCAATACGGTCAACAGCCAGACATTCAGCAGAAGCTACAAGAAGACGAAGCCTTTGCTGCTAGGTTGCAGAAGTACGCAGGTCAATATCAGTTCCAGATGCAGCAGATGCAGAACGCTGAGATTGGCCGCATAGGTACAACCCCTGCACAGATGGGCGAAGTGGGCACCCAGGAAATGCCGCAATACTAATATGGAAAAACCTCAGATCGAAGAAGACATCGAGCACCTTAAACGGCACGATTCATTTAACCGCTTTATAGATTTTGTAAAGCAGATGCGGGAGGAGTGCATCGCAGAGATGTACGAGTCCCCTACGGACAAGATCCAACAACTTTCAGGACGTATACTTAGTTACGATCAGATACTAACTATGTCTACCTGGGGCAAGCATTCCCCTTCGGAGTAATTTCTTAGCACGCATTTCGTGTGCTATAATGCAAAACATAGCTATCGCTCGGCGTTGAAGAGTGGAATTATATGAACAACGAAGTCACAACGGGAGACGCTGAACCCGAAAACTCTACAGCGGAAGAAAAAACAAATATATCAGCGGAGGATTTTGCGATTCAACGCTTAGGGCAGCCAGCCCCTGAACCCGAGGAGGAAGAGACTCCAGAGGTCGAGGAAGAGGTTGCTGACGAAATTGCTACTGAAGAAGAAGAAGGTGCAGAGGAATCGGACGAGAGTACCGAAGACGAAGAACCCGAAGCTGAATCAGAAGAGCAAGTTCTTTCTCAGATTGATTTAGACGAAATGTCCGAAGAGGAACTGCGGGAACTAGCTGACAAGCTAGGCAGCCGTGCAGTAGCCCGCTTTGGAGAACTCACAGCTAAACGTAAGGCAGCAGAAGAAAAGCTACAACAAATTGAAGCTAAACTTTCTGCCGAGCAAAGCAATCCACTGCAGCCCAAGAAGGAAGTTAAGAACAATCCGTTTGATAGCGTAGATACTTTAGAGGATCTACAATCTAAAGCAACGGATGCTAGTAACGTAATTGAATGGGCAGAGGACATTATGTTCAACGCAGACGGATACGAAGCTGATGATGTAGTCACAGAAGTAGAAGGCAAAGAAATGACCAAGGCAGATGTCCGCAATGCTTTGTTGCAGGCACGCAAAGCCAGGGATAAGTTTCTTCCTGCTCGCTTAGAAGAAATCCAAAAGGTTGAACAAAGCAAACAAATGCAAGAGCACCTCAGTGCTCAAGCTGAAGCTGAGTTACCATGGATGACAGGCGAGGATAACGATACACGGCGTGAATACGAGGCTATCATGAAGGACCCTAGGGTTGATACATTGATGGATAATCTTCCCGCTGACGTAAAGGCTCAGATGCCCTATCTACTAGCGCACGCAGCTAACAGCATCTACGGAAGGAAAGAAGTAAAGAGTGCAAAGTCCAAAGTAAGACTTAACCCTTCTAGTACTTCTACCCCAAATGCCGCAGGTTCTGACAAACCAGTTAACCGCACAAATAAATCAATCAAGAACTTGAGTACTCAGTTTAAGCAATCAGGAGACAAAAGTGACTTCATTACTCTCAGAACTCTTCAACTACAAAATAGATAAATCAAGAAGCTCTGCTTCTTGAACTAATTAATTAAATCATAAAATAAAATGGCATTCTCAAATACATTCGACACCACTAATCCTGGTTCCGCTGTTTCTAATCGTGAAGACCTTACAGATGTACTTACCATCTTGGCTCCCGAAGAAACTCCCGTTCTATCATCTGCTTCTAAAAAGAAGTCTGGTGCTACATTCACTGAGTGGACCGTAGACGCTCTTTCCGCTCCTAGCACTGCTGGAGTTCGTGAAGGTGCTGACGTTGGTCAAACAATCGGTAACGACGCTGATCCTGGTTTCATCGACAAGTTTTCTGGTCGTGCTCGCCTTGGTAACTACGTTCAAAAATTCCGCCGTGCCTTCCAAGTCTCTGACTTGCAAGATGCCGTTGAGTCCGTTGGACCTGCCAAGATTGCACAAGCTGAAGCTAAAGCAATCCGTGAACTAAAGCGTGACGTCGAGGCTACCCTACTTGGTACTCAAGACCGCAGCGTTGAAGACGGAGTCAATACACCTTACGGCCTTCGTGGTCTCGGTGACTGGATCGACTCCGCTGGTCCTGCTGACGTTCCTGCTGCATTCCGTACTCCTGCGTCTTCGATCTACGACATCAGCACTTCTGGTGCATTCAGCGAAGCTGCATTGAACGACTTGATCTCTTCGATCTATCGTGAAACTGGTAGCTCCAACAACCTTATGCTTGTTGCTGACACTGGTCTTCGCCGCACGATTGCTGACTTCGCTCGTATATCTGCTGGAGCAACTGAAAACATCCGTAGCGTAAACTACGACGGTAACCGTGCAGAGATCAAACTCTCTGTCGAGCTATACCAAAGTGACCACGGCATCGTGTCCATCGTTAACATGAACCCAGATACTGCTCCTGCAACTCTCGCAGGCGGTACTGACTACAACGACGGATACCTCATCAACCCTGAGTACTACGGCGTGCACGAACTGATCCCTATGGGTTCAACTCGTCTGCCTAACGAAGGTGGAGGCGAACGTGGATTCTGCGATTGCACACTAACGCTTGGTGTATACCACCCTCAAGCGCACGGTAAGATCACTCAGTAATACTTGCTGAAATTTCGGGGAGCCAGATTTTTCTTGTCTGGCTCCCCTTTTTACCATTAGCTTTAAAGTATGTCTATTATTACAAACGCACCCAAGTATTCAGACGACGAGGTCAATAAGGCCTTTATGGATGAAATTAAGAACGGCTTTCAACTGGAGAAGCGGACCGAATCAACTCGTGTCAACCAGGCTCGAAAAGAAGCCTCACAAGAAAGAGGAAAAGTGCACCCCGTGCTAGGTCGTTGCGTAGCAACTATACCGCACCGTGAGTACTTCCGACTCATTAAAAAATACGGACAAGAGACAGTGCACTCCAAGGAGTTCCTGGCTTATTTCCAAAAGAATTTTTCAGACCTTACGCCCAATAAACTATAAATAACAATGGCAAACTACCCTACACTATCATATGACAACCTAGAGGAACGCTTTAAGTCCATTGCTGGGCTAGCATCCCTAGAAACCACTGACGCAGCATTCTTGCGGCAAGCAGTTAATCGCCGTGTTCGCACGTGCTTTGAGCGTTACCCTTGGCCCGACTTCACAGTAATTGGCGAGTCAGTTGCAATGGCAACAGCTGATGACAATATTATTCAAACATACGGAACAGGCAAAGATCTAGCTAATGAATCCAATGTAGTATTTCGTATTCACAAGACGGATCCAACAGATACTCGTTACCCAGAAGAATACACATATGTTTCATCGTTAAACACTGGCGGCTTCCCTTCAGTTAAAATTATTAGTCCAACGATTCTTGATGGTGTCAATGTTTTTGTAACTTACCGCAAGGATCTAGAGGCTGTTATTGCTGATGGCGGAACATATACATCGGGCAGCTTTGGCGATGAGTCAGGAGACAATCCAAACATCCCTTATCAGTTCTTTGAGTATTGCGCTTTTGGTGCTTACGCAGATTTCCTACGTGGTGATGGACAGACTGACAAAGCTCAAATCGAAGATCAAAATGCAGAGCTTATTCTCGTTTCTGAAATCGACAAGGTGCGTAATCAAAGCCGTCAGTTCCGTCACGACGTCCTACAGTATCGTCCACGGACTCAGTTCAATCGTCATAACGTTCAAGCTGGCGGAAGTGCATTAAACAAACCAGAGACCGTTCTTAATAATAACGTTCAGTAATGCCGTCCGATTCTACATTCGTTGAAGTCAAAAATGCTTTCCAGGCTATCGCTGGTCTGGAGAGCTTGACCGCAGCTGACGAGTTCTTCTTGACGAGTTCTTTGAATCGTGCAGTGCATCGTGCCTACAATGAGTCCGACAGCTGGCCTCGGTATCTTGTTGTTGGTGAATCAAGATCAGTGCTAACTGATCCAGCGTCAACTGTTCCATACGCTCAAACAAGTAAAGAAACCATTGGGGAATTTCTTCGTATACATAAGGGTCAGCCATTCCTGCGGAACTCTGAAATAGAGTTTGAGTTCTACGTCGATTCCGCTGGAGCGCATATCATTAATTTAATTACATCGGATAGCGCTGCGGTATTTGTAACTTACAAAAAACAATTAACCGCTGACTTTACTCCCGACAGCACTAATATTCCATCGGAGTTTGTGGATTACATTATCTATACAGCACTGTCAGATTTCTATACTGGCGATGGTCAAGCTGAAAAAGCAGCCCTGGCTGCTAATCAAGCTAATGCAATGCTTGATCTAGAACTGCTCCGTTTAGATAAAAAAGCCAACAACAATACAATCAACAAAAAGTTTTCAACTTATGTGAATCGGCAAGCCCGATAGCACTTAACCCCTGTGATATAATACTCAATTATGGCAAGTTCAAGAAATAACGCACTGGAGTTCAGCTCCGTAGGTTCAATAGTAATCAATGCAACTACTGGGGTTTCACCCGCTGGTACGTTTGGAGCTATCCAGTTCCTTAAGGATTCAACCATTTCGGCATTGACTGCTACTAATGTTACTAATCAAAATGACCTTATTACAACTCTAGGAGCAGGCACAATTATATATGGCAACTTTACCTTCGTTGCTATTAGCAGTGGATTAGTGCA